CTTTACAACTACCTCTGGTGGATCAGCTGGTTATAAAATTGGGCTTTACACAAACAACGGCGGCAATGTTGGAGCATACACTACATCAAGCACAATTGCATTAACAGGTCCCTCTGGTGGAGGAGCACCTAACTATGAAGTTGCTACAACAGGTGGAACTCAATATTCAGCATTATCATTAGTTACAGGAACAGTTGCAAATCAAACAAACGTTGCAACAGTAGATTTTTCTACTAACCCAGTTTGGGGTTCAGGAACACCAGCAACTTTTACAGCTAGAGGAGCAGCTATTTATAAAAATACTGGAACTCCTGCTCAAGATTTGTTAGTAGTAGTTTTAGATTTTACAGCAGACTTTTCATGTTCGAATGGAACTTTTACAGTTACATTTCCAAATCCGGCTACAGGAACACCTGCTGGTTCAGATGCATTGTTAAGTATAACATCGTAATAGGAGTAAAAATAAATGGCGTTAGTAATAAATGATAGAGTTAAAGAAACAAGTGCCAGTACAGGAACTGGTAATATTACTTTAGCGGGAAGAGCACAAGGCTTCATTACATTTAATAGTGGTATTGGAACTGGTAATACAACTTACTATGCAATTTATGAAACCGGAACTAACAAATTTGAAGTAGGTGTAGGAACTCTTTCGGCTTCTACTACTTTAGAGAGAACTACAGTTATAAGTAACTCTGCAGGAAATACTTCAAAAATAACTTTTACAGCTGGTGGACTAGATGTATTCTGTACATTACCTGCAAGTAAGGCAGTGTATTTAGATGCTTCAACACCTCCAGTACCAATAGGAGCAGCATCAGCTGGCTTTGCATTAGCAATGGCAGTTGCATTATAAATAGGAAAAAAATATGGCACAAGATTTTAGAAACAATTTACAAGGCGCAGTTGGAACATCACCAGTTAACTTAATAGTTGCAGGTGATTTTGATGCAGTAATTGGAATTAGAATATGTAATATTATATCTTCTACAGTTGAAGTTGATGTTTACATAACTAATAGTGGAAACAAACACATCGCAAAAGGTGTTGTAGTTCCACCCAATAGTGCTATCGAATTAATCCAAGGTGGTGCAAAAATTGTTTTAGAAAACGGCGATACATTAAGTGCAGTTTCAAACACAGCTTCGTCTGTTGATATTGTTACTTCTTTTATTGACACAATTAGCGCATAGGAGGAATTATGAGTGCAGTAGTAAACGGGATCCAATATATCGGAGGGCAAACCTCTCCTAATGAATTTATAAATAATCAAGCGCAAACCATTGATGGTACGCAAACAATTGAAAGTGCAGTTTTAGCTGGACCTATTACTATTCCTGCAACTATAACAGTAACAGGGACTTTAGTAATAGTATAATGTCAAAAATAGAAGTAGATGCAATAACAGAACAATCAGGATCAACACTTACAGCAGGTGGTGGAGCAGGTAAAACTGTTGTTGTAGATGCAACTACTGTAACTTTAGGTAGATGTGGTGGAACGGTAGCTTTAGCTTCAGGTGCTAGTCAAACAGGTTTTGGTAGAACAGGGACTGTCGATTGGCAAACAGGATCAATTAAAACAAGTACATTTACAGCCGCAAATGGCGAAGGTTATTTTGCTAACACAGCAGGTGGTGCATTTACTATGAATTTACCAGCAGGTGTTGTTGGAGCAATTGTATCGGTTGTAGATTATACAAACACATTTCAAACAAACAATTTAACCGTTTCACCAAACGGATCAGAAAAAATTGGTGGCGTTGCAGAAGATGCAAAATTACTAACAGAAGGACAATCAGTTACTTTTGTATATGTTGATGGAACAGAAGGTTGGAAAAATGTACAAGATTCAACAAGTAATGTTACAGGAGCAGCTTTTATTTGTGCTTCAGTTAGTGGTAGTGGTAATACTTTAAGTACAGCACCAGATTGTGCTAATGCAAAAATAGCAACATTTACAGGTCCAGGAACTTTTACAGTTAATAGTGTTGGATCGTGTGCAACAAATAATTTAGTATCTTATTTAATAGTAGCAGGTGGTTCAGGAGGTGGTTATGATAGAGGTGGTGGAGGTGGAGCTGGAGGTTTTAGAGAAGTAAAAAGTCCAATTACACCTTATACAGCTAGTCCTTTAGATGGATATCCAAGCGCACCTAATAGAGTAACTGTTAGTGTGCAAGGTTATGGAATAGTAGTTGGTGCAGGTTCTGCTGCAGGAGGTGGTCCAAGTAGGCCTCCTAATGGAAGTGTTTCAAGTTTTGGAGGAATTACATCCGCAGGTGGTGGTGGAGCAGGTTCTCCAGGAGCAACTTCTGGAAATCCAGGAGGTTCAGGTGGTGGAGCAAGAGATATTGCAGCTTCAGGAGGAAATGGAAATGATCCTTCCACATCTCCAGCACAAGGTCAAAATGGTGGATCTTCTACAGGAAATCAAAGTGGTCCAGGAGGTGGTGGTGGGGGAGCTACACAAACAGGTTTTGATGGACAAGGTAATCCCTCTACACCAACGATGGGAGATGGTGGAGATGGTGCAACAACTTCAATTTCAGCAAGTTCAACAGCTTACGCAGGTGGTGGTGGTTCAGGTGGGGGTGGTTGTGTTCCAGCAGGAGGAGAAGGTGGTACTGGTGGTGGTGGTACTGGTGCAGGTAATTCTGGTCCAGATGGTACTGCAGGAACTGCTAACACAGGTGGTGGAGGTGGAGCAGGTAATGGAGGTGGAAGTGGTTATCAAAATGGTAAAGCAGGTGGATCTGGTATAGTAATAATAAGGTACAAATTTCAATAATTATGACAAGTAAAATTAAAGTAGATAATATAAATAAAGTTTCAGATGATTCAAACATCATCAACAAATGCGGTACAAACATCACTATGGGTGTAAATGGTGATACTGTTATTCTTCCTAATGGAGTAACAGAACAAGTTCAATCAGGTGCCGCGATTCAAGTTCAATCAGGTGGATCAATTACAATTGCATCTGGTGCAACTATAACTAACAACGGAACGGCCGTAGGTTTAGGTCGAACAGGAACTGTTGATTGGAACACAACTCCAAAAACAGGGACTTTTACTGCAGTGTCAGGAGATGGATTTTTTTTAAATACGTCAGGTGGAGTAATAACAGCTAACCTACCAGCAGGTGTTGCTGGAGCAATAGTTTCTTTTGCAGATTATGCAGGTACTTGGCAAACTAATAATGTAACAGTAACTCCTAATGGAACAGATAAAATTGGTTCACAAAATCAAAATGCAACTTTAAATATAGAAGGCCAATCAGTAACTTTTGTTTTTGTTGATTCAACACAAGGTTGGATTAATACTATGGATTCAACAAGTAATGTTAGAGGAACTCCCCCTTTTATAGCAGCCACAGGTGGAACAGTTACTTGTGAGGGCAATTTTAAAATTCATACATTTACAGGTCCAGGAACTTTTCAAGTTACTAGAACTGCCACATCTGCACCTCAAAACAAAATAGATTATTTAGTGGTAGCGGGTGGTGGAAGTAGTACAGGAACTATGGGAAGTGGAGGAGGAGCAGGAGGATTTAGATTATCAAATGATACTTGTATGTCTGCACCTCAAACTTCGCCTTTAGCAACTCCAACAGGTATTACAGCATCAGTTGCTTCTTTTCCAATAGTAATTGGAGCTGGAGGCACAAGACCAAACCCAAATTCTCCAGGTGGAACAGTTGGTAATGTTTCAAGTGGTTTAGGAATTTCTTCCGCAGGTGGAGGTGGTGGAGTTGCCGCAGGACAGGATGGTCAAAATGGTGGATCAGGTTCAGGTGGTGGTGGAGAATTTCCAGGTAGAGTTGGTGCAGGAGGAACAGGTGATACACCTTCAGTAAGTCCTCCACAAGGAAATGACGGAGGAACTGGTGGACAAGCACCATCTAATAGAGGTGCTGGTGGCGGAGGTGGTGCAGGTGGTGCAGGCGCAGCAGGTAATAATGATGGAGGAGTTGGTGGAATAGGTTCATTTGTTGTTGCAACAGGTTTTGGTGGATCTAATGGTGAAGCTGGTCCAGTTAGTGGTGCAAGATATTTTGCTGGTGGTGGCGGTGGAGGATTTGAATCTCAAGGTGGACAAAATGGTGCTGGAGGTATTGGTGGAGGCGGAGATGGAGGTCCAGGACCAGGAACAAATCCAGGAAATGGTCAAGATGGTGTTACAAATACTGGTGGTGGTGGAGGCGGTGCATCTAGAGGTGGTCCAGGAACTGGTGCAGGTCAATTAGGTGGTTCAGGTGGTTCAGGCATAGTAGTAATAAGATATAGGTTTCAATAGGTAAAAATTATGAGTGAAATAAAAGTAAATAAAATTAGTCCAAGATCCGGAACAGCATTCACATTAGGAGATAGTGGCGATACGTTTACAATCCCTTCAGGTGCAACTATTAACAACCAAGGTACAGCAGTAAACTTTGGTGCAACAGGTTCAGCGTCTTGGGTAACAACAGTTAAGACATCAACTTTTACAGCAGTTGCTGGTGAAGGTTATTTTATAAATACAACAGGTGGAGTAGTAACAGTTAATCTTCCAGCGGGAACTGCAGGAGCTGTTGTTGCAGTAAAAGATTACGCAAATACATTTGATACAAATGCAGTTACATTAGCTCCAAATGGTTCAGATAAAATTGGTGGTTCAACTGCTAATGCAGTTTTATCAACGGAAGGTATTGCAGTAACATTAGTTTTTGTAGATTCAACACAAGGATGGTTAGTAACAGATTCAGGTTTACAAAGTGAAGCTCCAGAACCAGATGCGTTTATTGTTGCATCGGGTGGAACAATATCAACAGTAGATACAAATTTTAGAGTACATACATTTACAGGTCCAGGAACATTTACAGTTTGTAGTGTTGGTAATTTGGGAGGTTCAACTGAAATTTCTTATATGGTAGTAGCAGGCGGTGGATCTGGTGGTGATTCAGCACCTGGTGATGGTGGTGGTGGAGCTGGAGCAGGTGGATTTAGAGAAGGTAAAACTCCTCAATGCACTTACACATCAAGTACAATAGCTTGTACATCAGGTTCTAATAATGGATTATCAGTTACAGCAACAAGTTTTCCGGTAACAGTCGGAGCAGGTGGTGCAGCTACTGCTGCAGGAAATCCTCCAGGAAGTGGAAGCCCTTCAACTTTTGCAGGAAGCACAACAATTACTTCTGCTGGTGGTGGCGGTGGAGCGCAAGGAAACTGTGGAACATATAAAGTGGGTGTTGCAGGAGGTTCAGGTGGTGGAGGCGGAAACGGAACGACAGCATTTGGTGGTGCAGGAAACACACCTCCAGTAAGTCCAGCGCAAGGTTTTGCAGGTGGGGATGGATTAGAAGTACCACCATCACCAGGCGGAAACTTTTTTGGTGGCGGCGGTGGTGGAGCGACTGTAGTAGGTTCAGACGCAGTAGGCCCTGGAAGTGGACCCGGCGGTGCTGGAGCAACAACTTCTATAAATGGTTCATCGACAGCGTTTGGAGGTGGCGGCGGTGGTGCGTGTGTTTCACCTGTTAGAGGTGGAGCAACAGCAACTGGTGGAGCAGGTGGTGGTGCTGACGCATCAACTTCAGGTGTCGGTAATAGTGGAACAGTAAACACTGGTGGTGGTGCTAGTGCTGGATTTGGTGGTAATAGTGGTGGTACGGGCGGTTCAGGAATAGTGGTGATAAGATATAAATTTCAGTAGTTGAATGATAATTAAAAATAATATATAAGGAGAAACATTATGGCACATTTTGCAAAACTAGGAGCTAACAGTAAAGTTATTCAAGTACTTACTTTGAATAATGGTGATATGCATAACGCTGATGGCGTTGAAGATGAAACAGTAGGACAACAATATTTAGAGACACATAATAATTGGCCTGCACAAATGTGGATTCAAACATCTTACAATACATCTAATAACACTCATAATAATGGTGGTACAGCATTAAGAGGAAATTACGCAGGTATAGGTTATACTTGGGATGAAGATGATCAAATCTTTTGGCCTAAAAAAACTTATGCATCTTGGGTAAAAGATACTACAACTGCAATTTGGAAATCACCTATTGGTGATGCTCCAGCATTAACAGCTGAACAAGAATCACAAAATACAGCAGATACTCACGATTGGTATTATGCTTGGAATGAAGCTAATACAACTTGGGACTTGACAGACAGCAACGCATAAATTAAAAATGGTGGTGGTATGCAGAGACAAGTATTAACAGAACAAGCTTTATATTACGGTGATGTGGCAATGCCTAAAGATTGGGATATTGACCGAGATAAATTATCAGGCGACATCTTACAATCAGTAATTCAAAACAAAAATTTTCCATTTTCAAGAACTTGGGATATGTTAAATACATATATGCGAGATCACATTGGTCTTGAGTATGGTGTAAATTTAGTTAACAAAGAAACGTGGGGAAATATTTATAAACCCCAAGAGACTACAATTCCTTTATTAAATATTGATCCGGTGGATCTACGTAACTCTCCAGACTTTACTATGCTTTACGGCGTTAAAGTTAAAGATTGTAATGTTCGAATACATTACGAAGATAACAGACGTAAAGGAAGATCTTGGGATATAGAACTTAAAAATAATATGTTCATTATGTTTCCATCAACTAATATGTATTACTTAACTAACAATCAAAAAGATTCATTAAACTTTGTGCAAACAATAACTTATGAATATATCTAATTACTACTGGCATTTTCCTGCAGCACTTACACCAAAGTTTTGTGATGATGTAATAGCTTATGCTAATCAACAAGAAGAAGTAATGGCAAGAACTGGTGGATATGGTGATAAGAAATTAAACAAAGATCAAATAAAAGATTTAAAAAGAAAAAGAAACTCCGATCTAGTATGGTTAAATGATACTTGGATTTATAAAGAATTACATCCATATGTTCATATGGCTAATAAAAATGCTGGTTGGAACTTTGATTGGGAAAGATCAGAATCATGTCAGTTTACAAAATACAAACACAATCAATATTATGATTGGCATTGTGATAGTTGGGATAAAACATATGATAGAAAAGATCCTAATCATCCAGAGCACGGCAGAATTCGAAAACTATCTATGACTTGTCAATTAACAGATGGTTCCGAATACACAGGTGGTGAATTAGAATTTGATTTTAGAAACTACGATCCACATATGAGAGATGAAAGTCAACACTTAAGAAGAGCAAAAGAGATTTTACCTAAAGGATCTATTATTG